GTTGGCGACACATTGCAAATCCGCGACCCAAACAGTGTCCCAGGTCTTGTTCAGCAAGGCGATCCGACAGCCACACCTCCAGTTGCAGCAGTTCCTATTAGCCAAGTATTTTCAATTGATGTTTCTGCTGTAGTGAAGAAAGATCTAGGAACAGGTTTTGATGATGGCGATTTTTATGCGGATGCCTATGCACGTTTAGCCGAATCATTTATTTATAACGAAATCACCGCTAGTACCAGCCAGCCAGAGCATCAAGTTGTTTACATCAATTCCATTACGGCCAACACCAGCACGCCAAATTATGACAACATGGCGATTGTCGGCATGAACATTCGCAGCAGCAAAGAGATTAGGGCACTGAATCAATTCAGTGTTTATGTGAATAGTGGAATTAATGCTACGTCAAGCTTCCCCGAAGTGCTGCTTGACTTACTGACAAATGACAGGTACGGGACCGGGCAGGTTTTAAGTTCTGCTCAAGTTGATCAGGCTAGTTTTGCCGCTGCGTCCGCATTTACTTACAACCGCCGATATTTCTTTGATGGTGCGGTCAGTGACAAGATCAATATCAGGTCATGGGGAGCGCAGACAGCTGCAAATTATTTGCTCGACCTAGTAATTCGTAATGGCAAATTTGCGTTGGAACCTGTCGCCAGCTTCGATGCACCCGAGCCTATTGCGCAGTTGTTTACAAGTGGCAATATTCTCGAAGATTCATTTTCACTTTCATTTTCCGATGATCAAGATCGCATACCGCCAAAGGTTTCCGTGATTTGGCGTGAAGAGCGCGAAACAAGCGGAACCGTTGGTAAAGGTCTTTTCCCAGTTTCGCGGGAAGTGACAGTAAGGGAAAGCAGCACACCTGAAGACGCTCCATTGGAAAAAATTGATTTAAGTGATTACTGCACCAGTCAGCGTCATGCAATTGATCGTGCTAAATGGGAATGTTTAACGCGGCGACTTGTCACTCATAGCGTGACCTTTAAGACCACACCAACAGAAGCAGCATTAGACATTGGAGCAGTTTTCAAGTTAGGCATGGAAACAATTAGCTACAACCAACCACAAAACGGCGCTATTACCGATGATGGCACAGTAACGTCATGGCCCGAAATTGCAGACGGTACTTACGATGTGCTCTTGTGGAATGGGGAAGGCAACGTAATTCAAGAAATGTCGCTAACAATCACCAACGGCAAATGCACTCAAAGGTCTGCCGTGTTCTGCTTAAAAAATTCAATCAGCAATGTTCAGAGCTATAAAACCCAATCGCTGTCATTTGACGAAGACGGTAACATAGATGTTGTAGCGACTTACTACCCAACTGCTGACAGCGGTTATTCTCAAATGGTGGTCGAATTTGACGACAGCAACTTCGTAATTGAGGGAACGTAAGTATGGCCAATTTTCCAGCAGTAAGCCCGACACGGCGCAGTTTCACGCCTGGTGAGTACCAAACCCAGCGTTTTGACAGTATCAGCGGCGCAGGTACAACCCGTCTGTACGGCAGCAAGGCATCAAATGCAATTCTAAATCTAGAGTTTTTGCTTGACGATACTAAGACTGCTGCAGTCCTTCAAAGCTGGCACGACAGCCTGGGTGGAGCAAAAATCTTGACATTACCGGCGACATTGTTTGAAGGGATGAACGGGCCAGAAGGCCAGATCCCAGATTATCTGAATTGGAGATGGGCAGAAACGCCAAACGTCGAGTCTTTGGTTCCTGGTCGATCTAGAATACGGGTAACGTTGGTAGCAACTTTGGACGGCTGATGGGAGTCTTAACAGGAAGCGATGGCCAATTAAGGTTTAACGGCAGTGCTGTGGGTAAGTGCCGAGAGTGGACTCTCAACATTTCAAAAGACGCTTTAGAGGACACATCAATCGGCAGTTACGACAGAACTTATGTTGAAGGTATGAGGGGCACAACCGGATCTGCGACTATTTTGTACGACCCAAGCAACCGGACGGCAGCGGCTTTGCTCAACTCTATTTTCGACAACGATCAACCAAATAGCTACATAGATTTTGTGCTTCGCCGTCAGGATGGAACAAGCATTGACTGCAACGCCTTTGTAACGAGTATCAGCCCAAGCGTTTCGGTTGGTGCAGTTCAAGCGGTATCTGTGAGCTTTCAAGTGAATGGAAAACCTAGCGGTAGTTTGTAATGGCTGTTTTAGGCGTAGGCGGAAAGCTGCTTTTAAAACGAGCAGCACCAAAGTCATTCCTTATCGCGGACTCGGCCCTCGATTCCGGAAATAATCTTTACACTGCGTCTGAGCCAGGTTACTGGAATGGGGATCGTGTAAGCGTTGATTGCTTGCCAACATCGACTGGCCCCTTCCTTCCAAGAGTTAGCGGGTATGCAAGTTATTTCGGGAGCAAGTGGTTTCTAGGGCCAAACAGATCGCAAATAAGCAGCAATGCAGACAGCTTTTATAAAACTGCCTCGGAATCTTATCCAGACGGTGATCTAGGAGATAGTTCGCAGTTCTATGCACGAGAAGGCGACGTGTCTGGTGGAGATGTTATCCCTTCTTGTATTCCTGAAAATTTCTACATTCATGTTGATGCTCTCGGTCATTTAAGTTTCTATCTTGATCGATGTGCAGCTCTGGCCGGGTGCCTAAACAACCGAGTCAGTTTATTTTCAGTCGCTGGAACTATTGCAGTCGCACCTTACGGACCACCTTGGCAACAACTTTGTGACTTGGCTCAATGGTCGCTTGAGTTGAACGCGCCCAGCGTAGAAACAACGAGCGTGTCTGAAAAATTTGGCAACGCAGTTAAATCGTTGGTTACAGGCGGTGGTTCTGCTGAGTTTCTGATTGACCGGAAGTGCTACGAGGACGAAAAGGACAACGGTCTGGCGTTGTTTCAACTCCTGATGATGACCGAAAAAGGATGCGAAGCCACTGCACAGTTTTGGATGGTGGACCGAGGGGGAAGCTGTGGCGTCACTAATGGCTCTATACAAGGGAATTTATACTACGAGGCGAATATTTTGGTCACGGCAAGCGCCGTGAATTTGCGTCCGGCGGAAATCGTTGCGGGGACGGTGCAGTTTGTGACGACAGAAGACATTAAACTATTGGTATCATCCTGATTTCAGGGACATGACTGAAATAAATCGCGCCGGCCAGGCTGGCTCTCTAGGGCATATCGATACAAGTCAAGGCGACTTTAGAAATCAGATTGATGCCTTGACCGACTCGATACGGCAGCTGGGTGGCAAGGCCCAGGTTGGTGCGGGCATTGTCAACGATCCGCTGAATAGCCCGTATGTGCTGTATGTGGACAGCAATATTGGCAGTGACAAGTTTGTATCTGGTGATTACTCGACTGCTGATGACGGCAGCTACGAGCAAAAGATGAAGCGCATATCGTTACAGCGTCTTGAATGTGGATATACGGCCAGCCGTCCTTTCAAATCGGTGTCACGGGCTGTAATCGAAGCTGGCATTATCACCAGCCGCGATTATCTGACCCTCGGGTCTGTCTGCGGCGACTTAATAACCATCGTCATTGCGTCTGGAGTTCATACAGCTTTAAACGGCTCTGGCTCAACGGTTACGGAATGGCTAGACGGTAAGGATCCTACAGATGCAGAGCTGCAAGCGTTTAACCCAACAGATGGTGGCATTCCTCTGCCTCGCGGGTGCAGCATTGTCAGCCTAGACCTTAGGAAAACGATTGTTCGCCCAGATTTCGTTCCAGCAGCGGCAGACGAAGCAGCCGATCTGTCAAACAGAAAGGCAATTTTTCGGGTTACCGGAGGCTGCTACGCCTATGGCTTCACATTTATGGACAAGCTGGGGGCGACTACAAGCCACCATTTACTTGATGCCTTCCAGTTTTGCAGCAAGGTGCAACTTGACGAGTTTTATGCAAAAATCAGAACAGCATTTGACGGATCTGGAGCGACAGGAGGAATCGACCCAGCATTCGCTGTAAGTAGAACAAGCGAATATTTAATTGTGGGTCCGCAGCCTGCTGTCCCTACCGAAGCGGTTGACACGACAGCATCTGCGTCGCCATATATCTACAACGTAAGCTTGCGATCCGAGCTAGGCATGTGTGGCCTTTTGGCCGATGGTTCGGCTGTATCGGGCTCTTTCCGTTCAATGGTCGTGGCCCAATATACATCTGTATCTCTTCAAAAAGATCTAACCTGCTGGCAGAAATATTCCGGTGGAACGTGGGTAAGCGTTACGGATTACGCAGACCTAATTAACACAATTCCCGACAACGTTAGATTTAAACCTGGAAGGTATTCAGTCCATGTAAGAACAATCAATGAAGCAGTTGTTCAGCTTGTAAGTGTGTTTGCAATTGGTCAATCAATTCATTACCTAGCGGAGTCAGGCAGTCAAATTACGGTAACAAATAGCAACAGTAATTTTGGTGGAGTTGCTGCATTGGCTGAAGGATTTCAGCCAAGTTCGTCACCTAATGACGGCCCATTCTCGGTTGACTATGTTCGCAGGTCTTTAGACCCATTCCTAAAGGAAGGAAATATACAAAAGATCTTTCTTGGTGTATTGAGCAGTACCCAATCTGACACTGCGACAACTTTGACGATCACTAGCGCCTTGACAGCTGCGCGGTCAAGCAACACGCAACCTGCAATCTTAGATGACAGACAATATTCTTTAAAGGAAAACGATTACTTGTGGGTTGAGAATCCAGGCGGCCCTGACTATCGGGCACAGCTAGCCGCAGCACCATGGAACAGTAGCGACCCAGATGAGCTGGTAGTCAAAGCGGGTGTCACCACTGACAACTCAACGGCGAATGTAGTCCCCGGAAGCATTGCAGACGAGCTAAATAAGTTCCCGTCAATTGCTGGTAAGCGCGTCTATGTAAGAAGGCTTTTGGATACAAGGACACCAGAGGAACGCAGGTACTCAATTGTTTTAACGCCCTCTAGCTCCAGCACAAGAGTGCCGATCACCGATTACGTGATTCAGCAAGAAGGCGGTACTGATTGGACAGCTAGCGTGCAAGCTGTTGCAGCGTCTCAACCCAGCAGCACGTACTCAAATTCAGTACAAACAGAACTGCGGTACTCCAAGCGACCAACAAATGACGTTGCTTTTAGTTCGAGTGTGTACTACCGAAAAGCTGACGTTGTTACCCGCGAAAACAAGCATTGGTCCGCAACTCGTGATCATTACGGCGCATGGAACGCAAGCAACTGGCAGGAAGCCTATGTTCACATGGAAGAAGATTTTGGCCCCGAGGGTTATTACACAAATGCCCAGCCTATTGTCATCTTTGACAAAGACACTGCCCAATCAGAGTCAAGTGCAACTTTAGGCAATTCAGCAAGTGATACTATTTATTTGGCACAAATAGAATCAGGCGTTGATTACCTTGGGCTTTATTATTTTCTTTCCAACCTGGGGCTAGCAAGTGGCGCAATCACGACCTTGCTTTCCCCTCAAACAGATGCAGCTAGAGATAATGATGTAACTTCTAGCTCTTGGGTTGTTGAATACAGGCGTCCCACTAATATCAGACTGTTTTCACATGCTTATGAATGGGCGGGATACGGTTCGTATTCAAAAGCATTGCCTCAGTACCAAGGTGATCTGTCTGAGGCAAATAAGTTCAACTACTTCTTTACTAATTCAGGCGGAGGAAAGGTGTATGTCTCGGGCTTTACAGAAGAAGGCTTTAGGGTAACGCCAAGAGGGCTAGAAGATTTAACAACAGGAAAAACTATTGCAGCCGCTGATGTTGGCTCGCCTGATATTGAAATAGATTTCCCGACGGTCTTTGCTGACCTAGAGGTCACAAACAGTTTGACCGTCAAGGGTCTTTTGGTTAGAGGGGCTTCTAATACGAATGATTTTGGCTTCACGAGGCTCGCTGGTTTATCCAGCCTTGTCAATCCAACGATTGCCTCTAGCAATGCTGACATTGACAACAACCCTAACGTAGTGACGCCTGAGGGTTTGGCTTATTGGCAAAATTCACAAAGGCTGGTTCAGTCCCTGCCTAGCGGTGTCCCTTATGCGCTGTTGCATGTTTGCTCTGCTTCAGGCACTCCGCTAACAGGCAACAATTCAATTCCCTACGGCCAAGAAACGAATAGCGCTCTGGAGTGGAGTGCAAGCGGCAATGCTTTCCATGAAACTATATTTACCTCATTAACGGAAGCAGTAGACAAAGCATCACAGTTATTTTTACCTACAGGTAGCACAATTGTTATCAGCGTTCACGATGACCTTGGCGTGATTGAACAGGGTCCGATTCAGCTAGTGAATGGATTCACACGATTTGATGTTGCTGGGGCGAGAGGGGCTACTACTACTCCAACCGTTCGCATGAAATGGGGCACGACAGCAAATGCCTGCGCGAGAATCCCTCAATACAGTTCGGTCAACGCTTTTTCAGCTGGTGCGGTTTTTGCCGATCTAACGTTAGAGCTGGATAACAATAACCAAAACAGTGTTTCCGCAAC